CCAGATTTCCTACAGAAGAATAGGAGGTGTGAGCAGTGCTGACACCAGAATATTTGAATAGCTTTTCTTCCGGTTATCTGGGAATGTGCGATGTGTTGAATGAGCAGATCATCCGAGATGTGGCACGAAGGATAGCAAAGACCGGAAGAATCACACCGACAGCCGAGTGGCAGTTGAAACAGGCGAAGCAGTCCGGAGCGTTGATGGATGATGTAATCCGGGAAGTTGGTGTTCTGACAGGGAAATCCGATACAGAAATATTGCGGCTGTTCCAGGATGCAGGTCTGACCGGAATGTTGCAGGATGCAAAGCCGCTACTGCAAGCTGGAAAGCTGAAAACATCTGATATTGTTCTTTCTGGAGCGATGCAGAGAACTATGGAGACCGCCGCAGAGAAGTGCAGGGGAGAGATAGGAAATCTCACGCTAACAACGGCAATAGCCACACAGCAGGAGTATATGCAGACACTGAACGCAGCCTATATGAAGGTTACGTCCGGTGCTTTTTCGTACCAGGAGGCAATCAGACAGGCTATCCGAGATGCGGCAGTCAAAGGAACATCTGTCATGTATGACAGTGGGTATATTTCAAAGCTGGATACGGCAATCAGAACAGCTCTGCTGACCGGAGTAAATCAGACAGCAGGAAAGCTGACAGAGCTGTATGCTTCGGAGCTTGGAGCTGAGTATTACGAGACAACGGCTCATGCAGGAGCCAGACCCTCACACTCAGTCTGGCAGGGCAAGGTGTTCAAGATTGAGGGCACAGCTCCGGGGTATGAGAACTTCTACGAGGCAACCGGATATGGAACAGGAGCCGGTTTGTGCGGTTGGAATTGCAGGCATAGCTTCTATCCGTACTGGCCGGAAGTTTCAAAACCGGCATACACGAAAGATGATCTGGAGGATTACAGCAGACCGAAGTATTCGTTTGCAGGGAACCTTCTTACGGAGTATGAGTGTATGCAGAAGCAGCGTGAATATGAACGGGCAGTCAGAGAGTATAAGAGAATCCTGGCCGCCTATGATTCATATATCCAGACGGTCCAGTCAGAAGCAGACAGAGCGTACTTCCGGGAGGAGTTCCAGAAAGAATCTGTGAAGCTGAAAGAGAAGGAATCGCAGATGAAAGATTTCTGCAAGCAGACTGGACGGAGCATAGATACTGCCAGAACGCAGGTATCAGCCGTATATGACGGCAACGGTAACTTGGTATCATTTAACCGCTCAGTCAGTGGAAAAGCTGTATGGGCGAATAAGAAAGCAAAATAAGGAGGTAACAAGACATGTTATTTAGAAAAGCATTTGAACTGATGAAACAGGGAAAGAAGTTGAAATTGCCATCATGGGCTGGATATTGGTATTGGTCTAAAGATAAGCAGACAATTATCATACACACGAAAGATGGAGTTGACATGGATATCCGTGAGACACAGATTCCGGACTATACATTTTCCAATATCGCAAGTGATGAATGGACGTTAGCAGATAGTAAGAATTGTCCGGAATTGGGTGGCGAGGCTACATTCTCATTTGGAGACGCAATTAAGTATCTGAAACGTGGCATGAAAGTAGCAAGAAAAGGATGGAATGGGAAGAAGCAGTACATCCAGCTCGCTACAGGAATTTCTTACAAGACAGCGGATGGAGATATCGTAAACTGCGAACATGATGCTATCGGAAACATGGCTATCGCATTTGTCGGAACATCAGGAGTACAGATGGGATGGCTCGCAAGTCAGGCAGATATGCTTGCAGATGATTGGGTGTTTGCAGATTAGGAGGATTAATCATGAAGAAATTGTTTATTTCACAGCCAATGAAAGGAAAGTCTGATGAAGACATCCTGGCAGAACGCCAGAAAGCAATCAAGAGCGCAGAGGCGAAAATCGGAGAAGCAGTAGAGGTCATTGATTCCTTTTTTCAGGAAGCCCCGGTGGATGCAAAGCCCCTTTGGTTCTTGGGAAAATCCCTGGAACTTTTGGCCGGTGCAGACATCGCTTACTTTGCTAAAGGCTGGCAGGAGGCCAGAGGATGCAAAATCGAGAATACATGTGCTATTGAGTACGGCATTCCGGTTATCGAAGACTACACAGCAGAGTAGGAAGGAGGTGATCCTGCTATCTCCCATCCATGGGTGAAATGGTATTTGCCCCGTATAGGGTCGTAACATATTAACCCTTACAATTTACCATTGAAGCACTTAAAACGTGTCCTGGGAACTCTCAGAAGTTCGTAGACACCCTTTAAGACCACGAAAATAATTAACAGTCAGCCGGTCCGTTGGTGGAACGTCTGGCTGTTGTTTTTTGCCCTGTGATATGGCATATAAACTGTCTCCTTCTCTTGCGTGCGGAGATATAAATGCACGATAGCAGTGCCGGAGTGAACCGGAATCTAAACGAAATCAGTGAAACGAAGAAAGGAAGGTAAGTGAAATGGCTTACGAATTTTTGAAGAAACTTTTTGGAACCCCGAAGGACGGCGAAGAGCCTAAGGCTATGACCTATGCAGAACTGGAGGCAGCGATTGATGCCGACAAGAAAATCCAGGTAGTAGATGTGAAAGCCGGAGGCTATGTGTCGAAGGAGAAACTAGATGCCAAGATTACAGAGCTGGACGGAGTAAAGCAGCAGTTGTCAGATGCTAACACAACGATTCAGTCCTACAAGGACATGGATATTGACGGCATTAAGCAATCTGCAAAGGACTGGGAGACGAAGTACACCCAGGAAACACAGAAGCTGACCGCACAGCTTGCAGCCCAGGAGCGTACTCATGCACTGGATATGTTCATGGGTGGTTATAAGTTCTCGAGCAAACCTGCTGAAAACGGTGTAAGAGCAGAGTTTGAAAAGAAGAACTTTACCCTGGAAGATGGAAAGTTCCTGGGAGGCGATGAGTTTATGAAGTCCCTTATGGAGAATGACGACTACAAGGGAGCTTTTGTTATCGAAGATGATAACGATCCGGAAGACGATTCCCATGAGGATGAGGAAGGAAAGCCGTTCTTTGCAAGAGGAGTTGGCGGAACTGGTGGAGCCGGAGGCGAAGGAGTCAAAGGCAAAGAAGCACAGTTTAATCCGTTTGGGTTCAACTTAATCAGACAGCCAGACAAAAACTAACAGGAGGAGAATGAAATGGCGAAATTAAATTATGCAACCGAGTATTTACAGACACTGGAGCAGATGTTTCCGTATGTCCTGTATTTTGGAGACTTATTTGCGACACCGAACAATGGAAGGTTCCGTTGGGTAAATTCCAGAGTTATCGAGGTGCCGACAATCTCCACAACTGGCCGTACCGATGGAGACAGAGACACCATTGGAACCAGAAAGCGTAACTACAACAACGAGTGGAAACCGCTGACCCTGGAGAATCACAGACAGTGGCAGACGCTGGTACATCCGAGAGACATTGCCGAGACCAAGGGTGTTGTGGCAATCGGAAATATCACGAAGGTTTACAACGAGGAGCAGAAGTTCCCGGAAATGAATGCTTACTGCATTTCCAAGCTGTATGCAGACTGGACTACTGACGGAGCGAAGACAGCCCACAGTGAAGTGCTGACAGAGGAGAATGTGCTGACCGTCTTTGATGAGATGATGAAGAACATGGATAATAAGAGAGTTCCGAGAGCCGGAAGAATTCTGTATGTGACACCGGATGTCAGAACGCTCATCAACAATGCGAAGCAGATTTACAGAACCGTTGATGTAGGTAGCCGTTCTGATGCAATCAAGAGAGCAATCAATTCTATTGATGATGTGAAGATTCCGGAGAGCGTACCGAGTGACATGATGAAGACGAAGTATGACTTTACCGAGGGTTGGAAGGTAGATTCCACAGCGAAGCAGATCAACATGGTTCTGGTACATCCGGCGGCGGTAATCACACCGATTTCTTACGAGTTTGCTCAGCTCGACCCGCCATCCGCAGGCTCCCAGGGTAAGTATGATTACTTCGAGGAGTCTTTCGAGGATGTATTTATCCTGCCTCACAAGATGGACGCTATTGATTTCCATGTGAGTGTATAAGAGAAACTGATTACTGGCTCTGTGCGTGTGCATGGA